ACCGGCTGCGTGCCCAACGAACCGCCCAGCACCTGCACCGGCAGCGCATGGCTGCCAACAGGATCGCTACTCGCTACACGGATCTTCTGCCGTCCCTGATCCTCAATCTGAATGAATCTAGTCGTCAGTGTTGTGGTGCTGGCCGGCGCAGTGCTGCCGTTCTGCACCACGATGAACAGGTACAGCACCGTCTCAGGATCGGGGACGTTCTCGATCCTGCTGGCTCGGTTTGTCCACTGATAGCCGGTGTTGCTGGCCACCAGCGCATCAGAGAATCCGGTCGTGAATACATCGAAGCTGATCTGCCCGACATGGCCAGGCGATGCAGTGGTGTTGATCGTGGCGGTGGTGTTGCCGCTGTTCCAGCCGCGGCGCTGTGCGTCGAAGTTGGCATTGGTCGCAGTGGTGCCGCTGTACTCCAGCTGGATGTGATTCCAGCCGTACAGGGTCAGGGTGCCGCTACCGGATGCCGGCCACGCTGCAACGGTGAAGGTGACTGTGAGCCCTGAGACGCTGGCAATCGCATAGCGGCCTGGGATGCCAGCGGCGCCAGTGATCCGCGACAGTCGCACGCTCTGGCCGACATTGGCCGCTGTGAACGGGTTGGTAGTGGGGAAAGTGACCGTGACGCTGGTGGCGCTGTTGATTGCGTAGGACAGCGCCTCGCCAATGAGATCGGCCAGCTCAAACCTGAATGTCTGGTTGGCGATCCTCTGAGACAGGATCACCTTCAGGCGTGCCAGCAATGAGCCTGAGAACGTATCAATCGAGCGGATCACCGTTTCGCTGTTAGCGGTGGTGCCGGTCGTGATGACAAGGTTCCCGCTCGACTGGTTCACCGTCATGCCGCTGCCCGTCTGCAGCAGGGTGAACTCCTCAGCCGCTTTGCCGACGATCCCGCTGCCGACTTCAGTAAAGCCCGCACGCATGAATGCCGGGGCGCTGTTGGTGACCGGCACAGGCGAGGCCCGCAGCTCGGTGTCTGTCAGTCCGCCACCGCCAGCCGGCAACACCACCGGCAGCCGGCCGCTGTCCAGCGCTGGAAGCTTCCCGTTCACTGCTGCCAGCGTCGTCTCTGTTGCGGCGCCAGTCGGGAGCGGTAGGGCGCTGGCGCTCACCGGCTGCGTGGCCTGCCAGAAGGTGCCAGACACCGGCACTGCTGTAGCTCGCAGCTCGGTGTCAGTCAGCGGGCCAGAGACTGCAGCAGTGCCTGTGATCGACACGCTGCCGCTGATCGGCTGAGTCGCCTGCCAGAACGTACCGCTTACGGGAACCGCTGCAGCTCGCAGCTGTGTATCAGTCAGCGGTCCTGACACCGGCTGCGTGGCTTGCCAAAATGTGCCCGACACAGGCACAGCGGTGGCGCGGAGCTGCGTATCAGTCAGCGGGCCTGAGACCGGCTGAGTTGCCTGCCAGAAGGTGCCGCTCACCGGTTGCGTGACGCCACTGCCATCCACCGGCAGGCGGCCGCTCACCAGGGCCGGCACCTTGCCATCGATGCTGCTCAGGCTGCTGTTGCCGGTCGCCTGATTCGCGGCTGTGGCAACACCGCTCACGCTCACCGGAACGGGTGATGCGCGCAGCTGGGTATCCGTCAGTCCACCACCGCCGCCGCCGGCAGCAGGATCGTCAACAAACACCTGCAGCCGGTCCGCAGCGCTCATTGACTGCGTGCTGAACTCAAGCGTCAGCGTCGTGTTGCCACCGCCGGTGGTCAGCACCGCGCCCTTCGATGGCACGTTGAACTGATACAGGATCGTGCCGCTGGTCACGTTCGTGATCAGCAGGAACTGCTCCAGCGTGTAACTGCCAGGCACCACCACGGTGCCGGCATTGGCGGCGCCTGGTGTGAAGGTGTAAGTGGACAGGAGAGTCTTGGCCATCAGCTCAGTGCCACCGCTACCGCTGTTCCATTATCGTCCTGTCCATCCACCCAGTTTGCGCCATCATTCACCAGCACATCGCCAGCCTGTGCGCCAGCCACGTCAACATCGGCAAGGTCGCCAAGCCCGAACTGTCGTGGATCCTGGCCGACTGCCGAGCTTTCCGGCGCAACTCGCATCAACATTAATTCGGTGAATTCGCCATCGTCAATCTTCATGGCATCACGCACCTGATAGTTGATACCATCTACGGTCACGGCTGCGCCATAGATCAATCCGCCAAATTCAGAAGTCTTTGCTGTCAGCCTGTAGTCAGTGGTGATGATCATTTCACCAGCAACCACTTGACCAGGCATGTCAAGGATGCCAAGGCCGGTAACGGCGCCACTGGTAACAGTGACGCCGAAATCGGCCAGGAACAGAGATAAGTCCTCTGTTAGCGACATCAGCCGTACTTCTTCAGGCCGAAGCCGAAGCAGGTAACAGCGCTGGAAGCGGTGCCCGTCTCAGCCGTGCAGCTAAGGCGGATGTAACGCTTCAGGTCGTCGTGGTTGAGCGTCTTCACCTCCTTGTAGGCAGCGTTGCCGATCGCAGTGAAGGTGCCGCCGGTCACAGCAGTGAAGGTGCTGTTGTCGGAAGATTCCTCAATGCGGAACGTCAGATCAGCGGAGGCGCCAGCAGCGGTGCCGGCCAGGATGATCTGAATGTCGCCGTCGTACTCAAGGAGATCGACGCCGGTCTGGTTGCCGGTGGCGGTGATGGTGGTAGTAGCCAGCAGCGTGAAATGCTGCAGCTTCTCAAGTGTCTGTTGGAAGATTGCCATTGGTCCTCTTGCGGGGTGGTTTGCGGAAAGGCTGCGGGCAAACTGCCGGGGCCGGCTCCACAATCGGAGCCGGCTGCGCTTTGCCCATGTTGATCAGGGCGATGGCGTCCGATTGCTCGGTATCAACCACCTGCCCTGCCTTGACAGCCACGCCCCTGATGGACGTGTCCTTAAGGATTTGAATCAACATCAGAGAGTGTCGTTGCCGCGGCAGAAGCCTTCAGGGTGACGGACCGCAAAGTCCACATCCTGCAGAGCTACCACGCGCACGGTGCCGCTGGTGCTGTGGGTGTACGGATCCACGGTCAGATCCAGGCCACTCCACATCGCCATGATCAGCTGGCTCCACACCGCAAAGAAGATGTCGCCAGACTCAACCTGATTGCTGACGACGGCGCTGTAACCGTTGACGGTGCCGCCAGGCTCGAACACATAGGCGCCTGTATCGGTACCTTTGTCCTTGGTCTTCAGGTTGCCGCGCATGGTGGCATTCATCAGGTATGCCATGGCGCCGATGTCGGCGTTGTCTGCGGCGATCTTGGATTCCATGCTCACCACCTCGGTATAGGTCGGGGTGGCGGCACCGAAGTTCTCGGTGTTGATGCCAGTGGTGAGCTTGATGCCAAGCGGCTGGCTGCTGTTGCCCAGGCCGTAGAGGCCCACGCGGTCGATCTCAAGTGCCAGCACAGTGGCGAGATCCTGGCGGATCATCTGCTCCACGTCGATGCTGGCCTGCAGCATCAGGCGGCGGCTGTAGTCGGTGAAAGCGCCTACGGTTTTTGGCGAAAGGTTCACCTGATCCACCGTCTGCTGGGACTCGGTAGGCGAGCCCGATTCAGCCACCCAGTATGCGGTCGCTGCAGCGGTTTGGCGCGGGATTGCCACGTTGCCGGTCAGTCCGGTCAGGCTGGTGACGCCAAGGCCGGCCAGTGCCGAGCGGTTGCGCAGCAGTTCGATGAAGCTGCCGGGGCGGAAGTCAGTGCCGACCAGATCGCCAGCGCCGGATGCGGTGCCAACAGTCAGGTCACGGCGCAGCACCTCGCTCGGCACCATGATGCCCTGAGCAACCTTGCCAGCGCGTGCAGCGGCAGCCTCGGAGCACTCGCGCTCGAAGGCCGCGGCCTCCTGCAGCTTGCGGTCGCCAGGGTTGGCGAGTGCATTGATCGCACGCTGGAAGCTGAACTCACGGGTTTCCTTGGCGCTGAGGCCAATGTCGCCAGCGGATTCGCTGACAGGCTGCGCCTTGCTGCCAAGTTGATCAAGCACAGCAGCGCGGGCCTCATCAAGGCTGCGGCCGGATTCGATCAGCTGGCGGCCAAGGTCGGCAAGGCCGTGCTTCTCGGTGATAGCAGTGATGCCAGAGATGCGGGTGCGCTCAGCCTTGGCAGCCTCTGAAGCCGCTTCAGCCCGCACCGCCATCAGATCGGTGGTGGTGTCTTCCATGTCGGTAGAAGTTGGGACAAATGATGCGGCTGTGGCCGCGACCGGAGCATCCATTGAACGCCCTACGCCAATTGTAGGGTCGGCAGGAATTGACACTAGCGATAGCTCGTGCGCGCTCCATCGCGTCACGATGAAGTCTTCGCCGCGCTGCTCCATGTCATTGATCGCATAGCCGAAGCTCACATTCCGCAGCACGCCATCACGAACATCGTTCATGACCTCCTGCGCGAATGGATTGCGGCTCATGCGAACGCGTGCGTAGCCGCGCTTCTGGTCTTCATCCACCCATGCGCGTTCAACCACGCCGATCAGCTTGTCCGGGTCATGGTTGAACAGCAGCGGCGCGCCATCGTTCAACCGCGCAAGGTCTACGGCCTCGCGGGTGTGGGCCAGGATCTCATTGCCGAAGTAACGCGCAACGGGATACTCACTTGAAAATGGGAACTCAAGCGTGCGGTCATCTTCTGCGATCTGCGCTGAACGCGTGAATGACACCGGTTCCGAGCGCTGCATACGCTCACCGGTCGCTACCTCGAACAGGATCTCCCGCATGTCATTGTCGCTCAACCATTGCCGGGCCTCGTCAGCGCTGAACCGCGCTGCATCGAAGCGAATGGCCTGCAGCTCGGTATTGCCATCCTTGATCCCATAGATGAAGTCAACGCCGGGGCCGCCTTCATCATTCACGCGCCGGATCTCATCGTATTGATCAGGATCGGTCAATCGCGCCGCGTGCTCATTGGGATACGGTCGTTCCATTGTGCGATCTTGCAGTGCCTTAATCCTATCGGCCTTTGATGTAGACCAACTCTGACCAGCATCGCCGCCCCATGCCGCCCATGCCACACGGCCCGGCGATGGGTAGCCGTCTTCACCTTGGCTGAAGCCCTGCCCTTGCTTGTCCACCTCATGCCGCGCAAACCAAGCGGCCATGGTGATCACAGTGTCGGGTGACAGCTCATCACCGCTAAGGATCTGCGATGCCCTGGTGGCTGCCACGTCAGTGCCGCCCTGCTCGCCATCGGCCTTCCATGCGCGGT